GTGTCAAAGTCGCCTTCCATTGCAGTTGTCAATGGTGCTCTGTTGAACATTTTCATACCGTTAGGCACGTCTGTTAAGATATAGAACGCATCTGTATCTGTTAGGTAATTGTTCACTCTATAACCTTGAGGAACCATACCCATAGATACGATTGCATTGATATCGTTATCAGCTGTTCCAGTTCTACCTTGAGACTTCATAAGTCTTTCAGCTGTAAATTGTAGCTCAGAAGGAATGATCATTTTCAGTCCTCTTGCTGCAATTCTTAAACCTCTTTCATCAGTCATTTTACCAATGTCAATCATTGATTGTTCTAATGAAGTTTCGTTTAAGTCAGAAGAAGTCGCTAATTCATTAGCGAACGTTCCTGCTACAGTCGGGTGGTTAGTTGCCATTAAAGCAACACCGTCACCAGATTGAAAAGTTGTGAAACCATTAATTAATGGATCAACAGCTTTTACTTGCTTAGCATTACTCATAGATCTTGCTAAAGCTTTTGTATATCTAGACGCAAGTCTATCATACAAGTTGTCCTCAATCGCTTCTTCAGTGATTGCGAACGCTAAAGCTACAGTCTCGTGAGTGTATCTAGCAGTGAAAGTTTCTTGTGCTTCATCAAATGAAACTCCAGAGCCTTCACCTTTTACTTGTGCGTTAGCGAAACCAGATAACATAACTTCTTCTTCAAAAGCTCTGTCAGATGATTCCTCGTTATAAATTTCAGCATGCTGATTTTCGTAACGTTTATATTCCAGGCCGAATAGTGCATTCAAACCTGGCTCTAGTTCTTTAACTAGTTGTGATCGTGATATAGCCATAATTTATTCTCCTATTTGCCTATTATGATTGTAGCTCAATCAGATTCAAACAAACAACCACTGAAGCTAATCCAGTAGCTACAGCGAAATCCTCATTCTCAGGATCTTCTGCAGACCTTAATAGTCTTAGTGATTTGCTGTCTGCACCTGTAACACCGATGTCTAAAGTTCCTCTAGATCTACCATTGATATCATCACCTGCTGATGAATTCATATCATAAGTTTCTAGGAAACCTGCTTGTGCTACATTTGCATCTGTTGCGCATACGTATTGTTGTTGTGGGTTATCCATTACAAAAGCAGTGATGTCTTCACTGTTTGCTGGTGTAATAGTTGCTAAGTAGAAATTCGCAAATGTAGGCTTCAAAGTTGTAGCCGCATTATAGAATATTCCGTTAAGCGCTCCTATTACAGGTGCAGCGGCCGTTTGACCGTCCACAATGTAACCAGCAGCAGATTTAACCATTCCGCTATTGTATATAGTAGTACCTAACCCTGCATCGATTTTGTATTTACCTTGACCTGAAGTCGCTGGTGTTTGACCAAGCGTTCCGGCTGCAGTGAAACCAAAACCTATTTCGTTTCTATTTGCCATAGTTATTACTCCTTATGTACCTGCCCCAAAGGGCCTCCAGTACGATTGATTTAATTCAGTGATGTAAAAATTACTTTTTAGTACCACCGAAGGTTACACGAGATTGTCTATCAACGTTGATAGGCATCCTATTATCCTGCTCCCTCATAAGGTCGTTGTTTACGGCTTCGTTACGTTCTTTATGTCTATCAGACATATATTGTTGACGTTGCTGTGCGATCTCTTCAGGTACCTTCGCAAGAAGAAGGCCACCAACCCCAATCACTCCCTTGTATTTGCCGTCTTCGACAACTGGATAGTCACTTGCATTTTCAACTTCTTCAGATCTAACTAACTCATAACCTTCTCTTAAACGTGAAGTTATGTTTTTAGTATCTTGAAAGCCTACGACTTCAGATCTTATCCATCTATACCTGAATCCATCAGGTGCAGGGGGTGCATCTAGAGATGACGGTGGAACCCACACTTTAGGTCGTTCAGACTTTGACCGTGTTTGGTTCGCACGAGAAGTATTTTTATTTTCGTTTTCCATTTTACGCTCCTTCCGTGGTTTTTAATTGTTTTGCGTACTCTTCGAGTGGCACACCTAATTTTTTAGCTATTGCTACCTGTGAAGGTGTGAGCCTCACAGTTTTGCGACCTGGCTTTACGCTTCTTGTAGCAGAAGCAACTGTCTGAACAGGAGCGGCCGTTTGCTTATTATCAGTAGTACCAAATTTATGTGGAAAGTCAACTTTAATTCTTCTGTCAACCTCTGCATAATACTCATTTGAGTTAGGATCATAACCTTCTTTTTCCGTTAAATCCTTGTGTATTTCAAAAGCGGTGTAAGTCATTGCTTTATCAGTACCAAACCATGAGTTTTGAGAAGCCCATGCTTCAGCTTTAGGATCGGGATTAATAGGTTCATCCATTTGTTGTGTTTGAACGGGTGGTTGAGATAAGACAGGTTTCTCAGCCTGTTGCTCTTCTCTACCAGCTTTAGCTTGCTCTAGTTTTGCATTCTCAAAAGCAAGAGTTGCAATTCTTTTGTTCGCCTCAACTTGAGCCGCCGCATCACCAGCTTCAATTGCCGACGCTAGTTCTTTTTGCGCTGACTCTAAACCTGAACTGATACTTGTCTC